TCCGGGAAGGACTTCGGGTTATCCACTACGAACCTGAAGAGAACAGTCGCTGCCTCATCCGGTTGAGTAATGAATCTCGGCGACGCCATTCCCATCTCTCCTGCTACGAGCTGCTCCAGTGTAGTGCTGGATTGTTCTTTGGACAAGCGATTTGTTCGACTTAAGGCTGGCTACCCTCAGCTACCGAGACTGCATCTTCAACTTGTGCTGCCGTCGTGGCATTCGCCGCGTTGTAGCGAGCCACGAGTGCTCTCGCCCCCGCTAATGCGATCTCCTGCATGTCGGCTATGAGAAAAGTCTTTGCGAGGGAGAGGGCATTCACCATAGTGATTCCCGCCACCTGACTGATTCCCCAGAGAAATGGGTAACGCTCAGCCTGACCTTGAGTGTCTGCGGGAACTTTGTTGTCCGCTATGTCCTGCTCGGCCTTCTTGATGTCCCTCCACGTCTCGCACGTCGCTATGGCTGTGGTCAGCTGAGCCAACTCGGCCACGGCGTCTGTCTCAAAGCGATTGATGGATTCCATCGCAGCAGCTTTAATCTTCTCGAGATCGTCGACCCACGCGCCGTTGACGAGAGATTGAGTATCGCTGGCTGGTGCACCTTCAGCGACCACGACCCATCCTGGGTAGGGATTTTCCCACGCAACTGGTCCCTGCTCTCCGTTAGGTAGAGAGGGAGGCGAGAGATCAGCCTCGTCCACCACGAGGATCTCACCCTCGGGACTTTTGATAGTAACCATGTTCATGTGACCGTACCCGATCCATCTAGCCCAGCACTCTTACCTGCTGCGGTACAGCGCGCCCATAGCTCCCAGGTGTAGGCGGTGTTAGCTGTTAATCCCGTGTCAGTGCCAGAAGCAGAGACGCTACCGTCCATCGGTTCATAGTTGACGACAGACGCTGTGCCACTCCCTGTGGAGCCCTTCTGTATTGCGCTTCGCATCCACTTAAGCTCGACAGTCACTACGTCCGATTTATTCGCGGAATAATCCGTTATCGTAAAGTTGGAACTCAGACTCACCGAGGTCTGCGAAGCGCCGGTCGTGCCTGTCACTTGTCCGATCTTGATGAAGGTAGACGAACCGATGCCGGTGTTGACAATAACCGTCTGCGGTAGCGCACCACCGCCCGAGCTGCCTCCGCTTCCTCCTCCACCTGGAGGCGGGTCGGCTAGAGTCTTAGTGATTGTGCTCTGGAAGGCCCACATCATCGTACCAATGTAGGCGCGTACTTCGATCTTAGCCGTGGTGCCAGTCATGCTATTTAAGGCGAACACCCCTGTGCCAGTGTCGGCCGTGATCGTGTCGGTGTACTCAGTTGCACCCGCCGCGTGTCCGTTTACCGTTCCAGAAACGACCACATACTTCCAGGTCATACCAGAGGTGATTTGACCTGATTGATTCTGTAATTTGAAGTTCAAATTAGCAGGGAGATTTAGTGCCGTAGCACCAGTACTGTCGTATTGCGCCGTGAAGGTTGCGGGGCCGGTCACTTGATTCGCTAGCTGAGCGTCAGTCTCACTGACGGCCTTCTGCATGGCTTCAATCTGAGCCGAGTACGTGTTGAGTCTAGCGATGAGCATGTTGCGCCCAAGGGAAGCCGAGACTCCGAGAACAAAGTCGGGAACTCCCTTGATACTGATCGTGCCGGTCGGCGTTGTAGCGTAACCACCGAAACTCCCACCCGAGTCTGGTCCCGCGGCTGGATAAATTTCTGCGTGACTGTTAGCAGTTCCTGCCGGAGCAGTAGCCATAATCGCAATGACGTACCAGTCAGTACCTAGATCATAGATCGCACCCGCGTAGTTCGTCCCAGCAGCCACTCCAGACGTATCGACATTAATCGCGCCAGTGTAGGGGTTGAAGCGAACGTCTAGTCTCGAGAGAATAGTACCCGAGGAATCGGACATGTAGTTGCGAAGCATGGCCCAAGGCGCAGCAGCGGCGGCCTTCTTCACAGAAATTCCGATTGATGTACTGCCTCCCGGCCCGACCGAGACTCGAGCGTTTGAGTTATTGATCTGGCCGATCTCTGTCGTAAACGCGTCGTTCAGAACAGTATAGATCCCGCTCGCCGAGGTCGAGAGACTATTAGCTAGCGTCCACCCAGAAGGAAAGGTCTGCGCGGCTAAGGGAAGAGCCGTTGTGTAGATGATGCTGTCCGTCTTGGTATCGTTCCAAGCTGGAGAGATGCCGTTGAGATGATTTTGCCAATCTGTTCTAGCAAGATCAAGAGTAGAGACAGAAAGATTTAGCGCTACAGCTCTGGCTCTCACCAGCGCGTAGCGACTCTCTAGCTCAGCATTCCACGCAATCCAACTTGGCTTCTCGTCACGAGAAAGAACATTGTCCGAGATTTGATTTACTAGAGTTGAGGAGGCTGACGGATCTAACTCGGACAGAGAGGTTGCGGAAAAGTTGACCCACGAAGATCCACTCCAGCGCTTCAGTACGTGGCTGGTCGGCTCCCACCATAGATCCCCAACGGCGAAGGTGCCAGTCGGAGTCGTGGTGCTGATGTAGGTCTTGATCTTGCCGTCAGCCGTCGCCTGAGCTCCTGCCGCCGCCGTGAGAGCATCGACGATGCGCGTGTCGGAGAATGCTGCCCAGACTGTTCCAGTCCAGCGGTAAGTTTTGTTCGCATCATCTGTGTCAACCCAAACGTCGTTGACAGCCATCCCAGTCGTGGGAGCCGTCGCCTGGAAGAAGAACGTAGCGCCGCTAGAAGCGAATGAGCCGAGAATGCCTTCGGCATAAGCATCATTTCCGTGCTGAACCATGATGCGCTTCGTCTGCTTGACGCCATTCGCATCCGTGGCAGTCACGGCAATCCAGAAGACCAGAGGTGAGGTCGAGATGTTAGTGATTGAGATTGTGTTGGAGGAGACTAGAACTGTGTTGCCGAGATTATCTACGGCAGTGACTGTGATGGGATTGGTCGTGTTGAGACCTGATGGGGTTGCCGTAATCGTCTGTCCCGGCGGGGAAGGCTGTCCCGCGTCGTTGAAGTAGAAACGATCTGCACTGAGGGTCAGACCCATCTTCTGGAGCGGAGCTACTGTGTCCCTAACGAGAGTGAATGACTCGTCCCAAACGTACTCACCTATGTTGACGCGAACAGTAGCTGTCGCAGACGCCACGCCAGAGCTAGTGACGGTGATGGCTCCGGTCGAGTCAATAGCAATCCAGGACTCACCGTTGGGGATACTGAAGGTGGCAATCCCTAAGTCATTCACCTGCTGATCATTGAGGAAGACGTTCATCTTCCCCGCGCCGGAATAGTCAGGAGTTCCCACCGACGCGTCTACGTGATGATACTCTTTGTCAAGGTAGGCGTTGATGAGCTGCTTCGGAATTGTAAAGTCCGACGGCGGCTGGATCGTAGCGTTCTTGCCGTAGTTGACCTTCACGCGATACAGAGGTTTCGGTGAGGGAGCCTTACCGAGACTCATGATATCTTCAGCGCGGATGGTCGCGACCGGAGTGCTGAATTTGAAGATCTTGAAGGAAATCAACCCAGCGCGGGTAACGTACCAGAAGCCATTCGCCGACTCGGCTAAGGTCTCGACTAGCTCGTCGTACTGAAGATCCGGCTCCGGGAAGTAGATGCCCTCGAATGCGTAGGGGAAGTCTGTGGAGGCTTGAGTGAACGCCGCCGTGTCTAGCTCTCCGGTCGTGAGCCCGAGGCGCGTCGTGAGGATCTGTTTAACTAGCTCAGGAATGTTCGTTACAGAGCCGAAGGCTCCCACAGCGTCAACCGTAAGGGTTCCAGCCGGCGGAGCCCCTAGTCTACCGAAGCCTGCCGCTAGACAAGTTGCGTAGTATCCGGGAGGGATCGTCGCCGCCGCGAGCAACGCGTAGGTTGAATAATTCTGATAGAAGGTCAGCTTGTTTCCACGATCGTAGACAGCATCTACCGACGTAATGGTTCCGTCGTGAATCTGCCACGTGAGAAGAACTTGATCCACCCAGACGGGAGAGGCGTTGCGAACTTTGCCGAACAGAAGTGGCTTGAATTTTTGTAAGAGATCTGCTCCGCCCTCTGCGCCACCCGTCGCTGCATACTTGTTCGGTTGAAGCGGCTTGGCGAGCTTGTAGCTGTTGTCTCGGAGAGTCAAGACGAGGTTATTAGTGTCGGCAGTTATCTCAGTCGCCGAGCCGACGAACTCTGTGACGAAGGTAGCGTAGGCTGCACCCTGCTTCCCTCGCTTGATAGTGATGGGGCGAGCATCCCAAGAATAGTCTAGCAGATAGTCGAATCTACCGTCCACGTTATTGATCGTCGCGGAACCAAGCGACACACTAGTCTGGCCGGGAGTGTTCTCCTCGAAGATGGAAGTCTCGTGCGTGTACGCCTGCATGAGTCGTACAGGATACGCCTTCCCATTCTTCAGCTCAGCCTCAGTCAGAAGCCCCGAGCTGAAGTTCACACTAGTTGCAACCCCGCTGGTGTTGAGAGGAGTCGCTTCTAGAAGATATACTGTCTCACCACTCATCAGTACGTACCACTGACCTTAAAAGTTCTCCCGTTGACGGTGGTGTAGCCCGAAAAGTCCACACCGCCTGAATCCATGACGCCAGTGGAACCGTAGGTTCCTCCTGTTGAACTAACTCCAGTCCCTCCAGCGGTCGGCCCCGTCGGAGTGGAAGTCGTCGTAGTAGTCGTCGCAGGAATCTTCTGTCCTAGAGCAATGGCGAGATTGTTGATCGCATCCACCACATTCGTGCTTCCCTCCACGACTGCCTGACCGACTAGACCCATCGCGTCAATCATTTCGAGCGACTGATCATTAATCTCCTGCACCATGTCGTCGAGACCCGGAAGCTCAGGCGGGCCACCCGTAGTTCCAGGAAGACCAGTGCCGTTCTCGTACATTGCGAGTTGGTCAGTGACCTGCTTGAAGATGTCAAAGTAGTCAGTGCTAGACCCGTACATCTGGCGGGCCGCGTCCAGATAGTTCTGGGCGAAGGTAGAGAGTTGATCTACGTGACTGAAGTCCCCAGAGAGGAACTGCGAGGTGAGGCCGGTGTACAGATCGCGTGCGTTGGAGAACACAGTCTGCGTATTGAGCGGAGAGTTGCTGCTGGCCGTGAGAGAATTGTACAGATCCTGCGCCGCGCTGGCGAGACCATTAGTGGCGATGTCCGCCCATTGCTTCGCGAGATCTGCCCTCTTGCGACCATAGAGATCTTCCACGGCAACGAGGTCTCCGCCGACTGCCATCGCACTCTCGACTGCGTCGTGGTACTCCTTCTGTAACTGGTTGAAGGCGGCTAACGCAGGATTAGTATAACCTAGAATTCCCTGCTGGATATTGAAGTTGAACTCCTCCTTCATCGTGTTCATCATGCGTTGGCGAGCTTTGACGAGCTTATCCTCGCTGAGACCAAGAACAGTGGCCTGCGCCTTCAGCTTGTTGAACGCCTCGTTGAGATCGCTAATCTTCGAGGCGACGTCCGTGAGAGTAAAGGAGCCCTTGATGAACTGATCGTACGCCTGACCGATTCCGAGATCAGACTGTAGAGCCTCCATGGTAGTGGCCTTCGTATTCTTCGCCACCGTAAGGATCGTGTCGCTGAGGCCCTTGATCATTCCCTCGCGGATTTGTTTCAGAAGCGCGAAAGCCTGAACTTCCGAGTCGGTGCCGTAGATGTAATCTACGCCCATCGTTCCGGCTGGCTTTCCGTTTCCATTCACACCACGCGAGGACCAGAACGAGTACATTCCCTTGTTTCCAGGTCCCGCCGGATCGTACTCGCGCTTGCCGAAGGTGCCATAGTTTCCGGCACTGAGATAACCACCGTAGGTTGCAGCGAAGTCATTGAAGAGCGAGGCACCCGCCTGAGCCGCAGCCTGCCCGACCTTGGCGTCTGCATTTCCATGAGTGCCAGTCGTCCCCACTATTGCAACACCATTGTCTCCGACCTTAACCGCACCGAAGGAGCTGGGAATCTGTGGCTTCTTCTTCAGAAAGCCGAGAACACCGCCGACGACCGCGCCGATCGCAGCTCCCACCGGACCGCCGAGACTATAGCCTGCTGCGGCACCTCCGGTAATTCCGCCGGCGACTGCCTGCGTCCGGAAGCCGCCACCGAGAGCCTTGGCGACAGACTTACCAATCATGTTTCCGGTCTGGTACATCGCGAAGGCTGTTCCGGCTGCTCCCATCGCCCCGCTTATTGCATCGCCTGCTCCACCGGCTGGCATCCCACCCTTGACCCAGCTCGTAAATGTCCCGAAGGCAGCTCGACTCTGATCCATGGTTCGCATGAAGTTTGAGAAGAAGCTTGCCTGCTTCGCCGGAGGAGGAATTACGGCCGGATTAATCCCGGGAATAACTCCAGACTGACGACTTCCAGTGACGACGACGTCGCCATTGGGAGAGCTGTAGTTCGGGAAGACTAGCTCTCCGTTAGAGTCGAAGTAACCGCGACCACCTGAGACGGGAGCGTTCCGCGGATTGACGTCTTGGAAGTAGCCTTGCTGTCTACCGGAAATTCCACCGATAATTGTGTTCAGTGCTCCGAGAAGACCGTTTCCGGTTGAGTAAGAATTGACGGTCCCAGCCGGAGTTCCGACTCCCCCGAATCCAGCCGTGGCATTCGGTGCGAGAGTCTGAGTGAGAACCTGCTGAAGCCACTGCTTCAGAGGATTGAAGAGGACGAAATCCATGATGATCTTAGAGATCTGCTTGAAGATGTTCTTGAACATATCCAAGAAGCTGTCTCCGGCCTGCAAACCGTCACGGAATCCACCGACGATGGCGTCAGCCATATCTCCAGCTGCTTGACGCGCCTGCTCGTAATGATCGGAGAGATCTTTCATCACTCGGTCTAGATTCAAGGCCGCTGCGCGAGTGGCGACCATGTTGTTGAGCTGTGCTGGATCAGCACCCGCGTCTGCGAGCTCCTGCGCGTAGCCGACCAACTCGCGCATGTAGTCGATGTCTTCCTGACGAGCCCCGTGCTGATACATCGGAGCCAGAATCGCCGCCGCGCTCTGCTTATTCTCTAGCTCACGCTGCTCGTTGACGGCCTGCATGGAGAGCTTGAGCTGATCACGAATCTCGAGCTCCTTCTTCAGCTTGGCGTATTCTTCCTCTCTCCTATCTGCGCTGACGCCGACGAGTGCCGTCTCAATCTCGATGTATCGATTAACTTCAGCCTGCGATTTTCCACGCTGCTGAAGAAGATTGATGGCGTCAGACTGAATCTGGTTGTCCTGTTTCTGAGCCAGAATATCGGTGGCGACCTTCTCGTCTGCCTTAGCCTCGGCCGCTGCCTTCTGGCGAGCTTCCATGTAGCCGATGATGGCTTCCTTGGCGCTGTTGTAGCGATCAGCTTCCGTGTCCCCGGAAACCTCGACGCCTAGCTGTTTGGCTAGCTGCAACACGCCCTTGATTTTGTTCTCAGGACCCTTTATAGCGTCCTCGAAGCTCTTCTCCTGGTCGACAGCGGCAATGTGCGCCGCCGCGCCCACCTTATCGAAGGAGCCGCTCAGAAGCTTGTCGATGCTTTCGCTAGTTGACTTAGCGCGACCTTCAAGATCGGTCATGCCATTCATAGCTTGATCGATCGCGTTGTTTATATCATCCTGAGCTTTTTCTGCTTCTGACTTACCATGCTTCTTTTTTGTCTGAGCGGGAGCACCACCAGAGATTCCTCCGGTGGGCTTGTTATATTCAGGGAGAATTTGTTCAGCCCAATCGGAATATGGAAGTCCCTTGTAACCCTTCTGGCGACTCATGGAGAGAAGAGCATTAAATCTAGCGTGGAGCGCAGACTGAATAGGGGCAAAATTACCCCCTCCAGGTCCTGTAGCGCGAGTATCCACCATAGACATTGCAGCACCGAGTTGTTCAAACTCCTGCCTCGTCTGCGGGATGTTCCCTCGCAGAGCTACGCCTCCGGTAGGACTGTGATACACCACTCGATTGAGAAGATCCTGATCCTCTTTTGTAAAGTAACCCTCAGGTCCTTTTACAAACTTACCGCTCTTATCACGTACTTGGATGGCGTAGCCACCAATCTCAGCTATACGCTTATACGTGTCTAGTCCTTTAAGATCTTCTTGGCTGGCACGAAGTGCCGACTCGTTCATCTTCTGGATCATCTCTTGTAGACTTGCAGTAACCTGATTGGCACTGTCAGAAATATTCAAGAGACGAGCTGCATACGTGTCGGACCAGTTCACCGCATCTGGCATTTTCGCATTAACTGCGTCTAGTGCCTTAGCATTCTCATTCATCGCATCAGAGGATTTTCCCAGCCAGAGAACAAGACCAACAATAGCACTGGCAATGAGAACAAATAAATTCGCCTTCATGAAGAGATTAAGTCTGGCCCACGCTGCTCCAAGAGCCGTCGTGGCTACGGCAGCTTCGGCCGCTACGCCTCCAGCCGCCGCAGTCGCAGCAGCAGTTTCAGTGACGGCAGCGGTCGCAGCAGTAGAAGTCGCAGCCAACCCCACCAGACTAGCGGCCCACTTCAAAGTACTGCTGAGTGCCAAAGTTCCAATGATGGTGGCGACAGCCTCTATGTGATCTCCGAGAAACTTGAAAGCCTTCCCCAAAACCATGAGGAGAGTGTTCAGTGTGTTTGATTGGAGAAGTTTGGTGGCCGCATCCATCACACTGATGAGAGCTTGATTAAGTCCGCTGTGGCCGAGATCTCCTGAGGCGAAGGTGAACGCATTCTTAAGACGATTGAAGGCAGCGTCAACCGTCTTCGACATCTTGTCAGCAGAGCCGGCAAACTCGACCTGGAGAGCATTGGCGACGTCAATGATCGCCTGCTTCATCTTCTCGCCGCTGACGGCACCCTTCTTAAGAGCTTGATCCAGTTCTCCGGGCTTCGTCATCTTCAGGGCAACTGCGAAACGAACGAAGGCGCCTGGAAGACGATCACCCAGCTGACCACGAAGTTCTTCAGCCTGGATTTTACCCTTGGACATCATCTGCCCGAGAGCGCGGAAGACGCCATCAACATCTGCTGTGCTGAGCTGAAGAGCACGAGCAGCGGTGCTGAAACCTTCAAAGATCTGTCTAGACTCATCCAGAGTTAGATTAGTACCCTTCACCGAGCCCAGAAAGAAACCAAAAGATTCCGCAGCTTTTCTAAAATCAAGTCCTAGCTTCTCGGACAATTCTCTGATGAATGCGAAGGCAAAACCGGCCTTCGTAGCTGAGCCGGTCGCTGCTTGAAGCTGTGCGTTGATCTCAATCAGTGCATTCGCAGCACCGATGATAGCTTTACCAGCCAGGATTCCCCCGAGCGCGTTCCACGCAGTCTGCGTACGAAGGAGAGCTGTCTGAAGTAGGTTGTTAGACTTAATGAGGTTGCCGATACCCTTCTCGGCCTGACTGGTGTTAGACTTAATGTTGATAGTCTTTGGGGCAGCACCCTTCAGAGAGTTCAGCGAAGTCCTAGCTGAATTTGCAGCTTCCGTAAGAGCCCGCAATGCACGAATAGACGCTGTAAGGCCAGAGCCACCCTTGAAGCTGTTCAGGGCGTTCAGTAGAGCTGTGACGTTACGAGCTGCCGCAGCACTCGGACCCTTGAAGGTTGAGAGCGCCGCCAGCATCTGTACGAGGCCGCGGGGCATGGAGAACGTGCTGACGAATCTCAACGCGTTCAGAACTGCCAGAGTATTCTTGCCCGCCGTGGGGCTAGGACCTCTGTAGCCCGAGATTGTAGCGAGAAGGCTGGCGAGACCTGTAACCCTACCTAGATTCAGGGTACCGACGGACTTAAGTCCCTGAAGGAAGATGATGGTGTTGCGTACCGCCGCGTCGCTCGGAGCCCGAAATCCCGCGAACACCGAGCTGAGAGCTTTGAGCGAGCGAATAGCAGCATCGCTCACGGGACGCGCGTTGCGCTGCATGTCAGCGAAGGAAGAGCTCGCCTTCTTCGCGGCAGCGCTGACCCCACCCTCCATGCGATCAGCAGCAGCCTTGATGGCGTCGAACGACTTTACAATTCGTTGAGCACCGGCCTCTGCACCAGAGCCGTCAATACCTAGTTCGTAAGTGCTCATCCGCCTAGCCTCGGTGGAAGTTGACCAGCTTTAGTCTTGCTCGAGTTCTTATTCTTCTCCTTGAAGTCCTTCATGAATACCGCGTCCATCCTCTGAACGTGGTACAGGAAGTCCTCTCTGTCGACAGGATCGTAGATGTGAAAGAATTCGCAATAAGCGAGAACGTCGCTCATAGCGATGGGCTGCGGTGCGCCCATTCCGTACTGACGAGATAGAGAAAGACACATGAAACCTTCCCAAATCCAAACCAAATCTCGAAAGAGCTCAGGCTTGCTGTTCAATATTGGGAAGAGCGAGGGGTCCTCACCTCTCGCCAGTATGTCTTCCTCCATCTTCTCCAGATCAGGCTTGGGTTTTAATTCCCAGAGGAGAGCCTCTTCTAGTTTTTTCTTGCCGCCTCCCGCTGCTCTTTCTCAAACGTCGTGCGCTCCATCGCAGCCGTGAGAATGTCGTCGCGGAAGTCGCGGAACTCAGGGTTGCTAATGATCTTCAGAGCATTCTCGTGAGAGAATGGGAGCATCTTCGGCTCTTCACCAGCCTTGGGCTCCGGCGCGTCGGGATCTTCGACACCCTCCCAATTCACGATGATGATGCCGGCGACCTGCTTGTTCAGCAGCTCTTCCTGGAGGGAGTCAGGCATCTCGCGATTGCGGAACTGAGCCGTGTAGGGCTTCTCCAACTTGCGACGATACTCACGGGAAGCCTTGGAGGTAAGACGTCGAACTTGAACCTTCAGCCCGTCACCGAAGTCGACCCAGACGCCCTCTTCCTCGAGACTCTGATCGGTATTGTAGCGCTTACGAAAACCAGCCATGCGTATTACCTTTCTTCTCTACTAGTCTACTTAGGACTGGCCCCGAGGGGCAGGGCCAGTCCTAACCTTATGCGCTTCGCTCAACGATTAGACGCAGTAGTCGAACCGAGAGAGCAGAAGAGTATAGTCGCGTCCGTTCGCGATGTCACGCAGCGCTTGGAAGCCGAGCGGCGTCGTGAGATCGGTGTCGATTCCCGGGACTTCCGGAAAGCCCGAGTTGTACTTCAGGCGCGGAAGATCCCAAATCTCAGCACAGAGATTCGCCGAGTCGCGGAAGGCGATGGTTGCCCCCGAGGCGCTGCCGTTGCGGAGCTTTGTGAGAAGCGTCTCGTCGCCAAAGTAGGTCGTCAGAGTTCCCGTGATCGACGCGCGGCCGAGACCGAGACCGATAGCTCCCGGAGAACCGATGGCGTTGCGGGCACGAAGGCCGTTGTCCAGGGTGAAGGCGAAGCCGCTCACGTAGTTCGGCGCACCGATGACTGCACCCGCCTCCATGATCATCGGCACGGAGTTGGAACCGTCCAGCACCGAGTTGGAGCTGATCGGTTCGGTCACCGCGCCCGCGTCACGGGTCGCGCTGGGCGGGGACAGATCGGAGCCCATCCAGCTTAGCGTGGCCGTCACGACGCCGCGCGTCTCTGCCGAGATAGCGAGCGAGGAAGGCTGCTGCCCCGAGGCGTAGGAGTAACGAACACCAGCAGCGAGCGTGTACTCCTTCTCCAGACGATAGGTGAACTGAGTGACACCGTTGCGGATTGTGTCACCGAAGTAGACGCGAATGGTCTTGCCGGTGCCGGTATCCGCAGCGAAGATACCCTGCGTGATGTCGAAGCTCAGACGATTCGCGGCAATGGCGCTGATGCGAGCGAAACCGTTGTTCGCGGCAGTGCCAAAGGAGAAGGCGCCACCCTCGTTCGAGATCTTCACCCACTGGCCGACGATGAGACCGAGCGTGGTGAAATTCAGGGACGTGGAGGTGAGAGCAGGGCCACCCGTGATGGTGGCGACGATGTCACCCGAGGCACCCTGGAAGCCGACCACCTTCGTCTTCGCCGTTGCGGGCGGAGAGGCCTCGATGGTGAACGTTCCTGCGATGGTCGTCGCGGTTCCTGCCGTGATCGGGAACAAACCGTTGTTCGCCGGGACGCCGTAGCCAGTGTTGCGGATCAGCATTCCCGTGACGAAAGCAGACGCCGTCGCATTATTCTGCGAGCCGGCGAGAACCGAGGTAGCCGCGACGGTAATGGCAGTAGCCGAGACAGCTGTGATGCGCGTGGCTGAGGCACCATACTCCCAGTGAGCACCGTTCGAGACCTCGGGCGTGCGGAGCCAGTTGTTGCAGAACAGACCCTCGAGAAACGAGTCCATGTTCTCGATGGAAAGCTCCATCGCCATGTCGCCGCCAGCGTCACGACCCGTATTGATCAGGTCATTGACCTGTCGCGTGGAGTCGATCTCGTTGGTGACCTCGTTCGTCGGCGTGAAGCTCACCGCATCCGACGTGCGGCGAATTTCCTTGTAGACGGGATTCGTGGGAGCCACACCGAAGGACGGTTCCTTGGCGACCCTAAGTGCAGTCCTATTACTGTCCATCAGTTAGGCCTCCTGAGTTTGCCTACGCATAGCTCCAGACGTGGAGAGATGCAAGTGTTATTTTTCGACGTTTTGATCACGATAGAAGGGAGCTTCGAAGACGTACCGATCCCAGTTATCGTCAAGGTTAGCGGCGCGAATTTCGTTTGTCGCCATAGCACGACTCGATGGTGTTTGGAACACAATTAGCTCACCATCAGAAGTCGTCAGCTCCAGCATCTCATATACGAGACTCCAGATGTCAGCCAGAGTTCTGGACTCCTTGGTTCCCTCATTCTTCGGTGTGTAGATGTCCACCTGCATCGTGCCGAAACTTCTCTTGGTGAATGAGCGGCCGAGGCTACGGCGAATTGTCCCCCTGTCCACGATGTTGAACACCGCGAACATCGTATCCTGCGGAGTCTCGAACGCTTGATTCGGCCAAGCGATGTTCTCGCCGAACTCAGGCTCGGCGACACTCTTGAAGTGTTCCGAGATCGCGGCTCTCTCAGTTTCTTTGGACACTCTTCACAAATCCCATCAAGGAGTACTCTAGAAGTGTCTCACCTCTGCGAGTCATACCGCCTGGAGGAGTACGAGACTGATGACCTTCTCTGGCGTAAGATCCGTACTCAACCTCACTGAACTCGGGGCGGTTGTTCGTGAGGTAGAAGCTCTGAAAAGGATTCGCCTTCGCTGCCGCGAGAACGATCTCAAACTCCTCCTGAACTACCGCCGCGTTGGCGCGACGACGAGGCTCTGAGCCGAGAGGAAGATCACTGGTCTTTCCCGGGAGCGCAGGCTCCGTCACAGCACCGCGAGTAGACTTAATGGGCGAGCCAATGCTCCAGCGGAAGTTGACGAGAGTACGACCAGTGTAGACAGGAGTCTCTAGAATAGACTTCTGCATGTCCGTGAGACCCATCGCCAGTCTGGCTGAGAGAACCTCGCGAACATTCTTCATCGCCTGCTCGCCGATGCGATTAAATCCTCGTGGCCTCTTGAAGCGAGGACGCATCATGGCTTGCGCGCTCATGCCTGCCTCCCGAAGATGACGTGCAGCTTCTGTCCCGGGATTGGTCGTGACATAAGAACATTGAATTTTCTGCCGGTGGACAACTCGAAGAAGTCATTCTCCGCTGGATCGATCGGTAGATCCTTGGCGGGTACCAGAAACTTCGCATCCGTGATAGATATGGGAGAAGCCTCGCGCTCCTGAAGACTAGTACCAGTCTCTATGAACCGTACATTTGAGAACACCTGAGTAGTAGTAGCTCGCTTATCCGTAACCGGATCGTAGTCACCGCTACCAGTCTTCTTCGTGTAAGTCCCTGTGACCACAATCTCAGAAGCCAGCGAGAATGCTGTCTCGATGCCGTCAGCGACTAAGTTCAGGAGCCCATCCATCTAGCCTACCTGGACTCGGCGTACTCGAGTGCCTAACGTGTACTCTCCGAGGCCGCGCAGGGCAAGTAGGGCGGCGGCTGGTACGGGGGCTTTACCCCTAGACCCTCCGTTTTGCGTTGAGCTAAACTGAAGTTCAATAACGTCGATCTTGAGACGGTCTACGCCCGTGGAAGAAGGTGCCTCGAACACATCTCCATTCCGCCAGAGATACATCGCGAGTTCCATCGTCGCGATCTTGACGCCGCGAGGAACTACGTTGCTGGCGATGGGTCGATACTCGGAGTCGAACACCAGAGAACGAGGCCAACCGAGACCTTGCGTGGTGCTGTAGATAGTTCCCTTCCACGTCATGATGCTGTCGAGCATCGTGGAAGCCGTCATGAGGAGATTTTCTTTGTCCGACTCACCGAGCTCACTCCAATTGTCTGAATAGAACGGGTGAGAAGAGAAGTAGTCATCAGACTCTACGACGGAGACGTACGAAGTTGCTTGTGCGAGACCGGTGCCGTCCTCTACTGTGAAAATCGGCATTTCAATCTCCTTTAGGCGAGCATAGCATGAGAAATATCTCTTGACCAGCCTACAGAATGCAAGCGCTGAACTTCTTAATCAGTGATGAAGGCGTACCCACTCGGCTTGGTAGTTACCGTCGGAGGAGTTTCTGTAATCGCAATCATGATGCTGCAACCATCCCCCGAAGTTCCTCCGGGCTGCGAGGTGAAGCTAGCTCCCGAGCCGATGAGAAACTCTGATCGTGTAGAGATGTTGGTGGCGGCGCTTCCTCCAGACGTACCCACGTCTAAGCCAAGAGTCCAGCCTGTGGTCTGTGTGCTGATGGAAGTTGAAGTTGACTCAAGTCCCGCTGCTCGCTGCAGAAGAGTTTCCTTCGCCGTGTCGAGACCTGATATGGTCAGAGCGGCTGGTGCTCCTGTGGCGTTGTTGGTCTGCGGAGTCGCATAGGTGAACGTTGATCCAGCGGCGGGTGTGAAGCTGCGCGCACTCATGCACTTCGCCGCTGGGCTGAAGCTGAAGTTCGCCGTAAGGGAAGTTCCAGAAGCTACTGCTGTCGTGATGACGCATCGCCAGAGAGATAAGGTGACGCCTCCGGCCGCAGCTCCGCCGCTGTTTGTTATCTCCGCGGCCTTGGTGAAGGTGTTCCCACCGCAGGTAACGCTCGTGTGAGTAGAGGTAGCTCCGCCGGTACTGGAGGAGTTGTCAGTGGCGACCTGCACCACGACTACGTCGCCGACATTCAGAGCCGCCGTAGTCGTCAGACTAATGTTGTTGGCGGCTGTCTTGTTCTGGGCCGAGCCTATTGAGCCATTGTCAGTCCAGGACATAGCTATCTCGTATAGCGAATAGTGACCGTCAGACGCTTCACGGTGGAAGCGCTGTCCACACTAGCCCTCAGAACATCTCCCTGAGCTAGAGCGGTGGTCCAGGTTGAGATGGCTAGATCTTGATTCTTCTGGGCTGACGAGAGCGTCGGTTTCTCCGTTCCCGAGATTGCCGTGAAGGTCGGATAGTTGGCGTAGGTAGCCTTAGAGATCGTAACTACGGCCGAGCCGGATACATCGCCTGTGATGGTCCAGCCTGTGATGTTCGCTGCATAGGGAAAGTCGGGAAGATCGAGAGTTTGTCCAGCCGCAATGACTGCTCCGCCTCCGTCGAGGACGAACGTGATGCTTCCTGACGAGACTCCTAGGAGCGTTCTCGCGGCGGCAGGAGTGAGCTCCTCTCCCTGACCCGTTCCGGCAGAGCTGCGACCATAGATCACACCCGTAGCCGAGAAGATCTGCTGAATTGATAGCTGGTTCATCAGTAGGCCCTCGATCTCCGCTTAAAATCAGTCGTCTTTACCGTGATGGTCGCGTTGCTTGAGTTACTCGCAGCATCGGTGGCAGTGATCTGAACTTGCCGAGTCACTCTCGCATTCTGCGCTGGAAGAGTTAGAGTATTTCCGCTTAGAGTGAAGAGCGCCTGATCTGCTCCGCCCGTCTTAGTCCAAACCGCCGCAGGATCGTCGGAGGTTAGGGTGAGCGATAAAGGTGTCTTGGGCTTCAGGTTGACGGTAGTGCGATTTGTGATGACGGGAGCAGTCGTATCACTTCCCGCGACTGGTACAGAGAAGATGAAGTCGTCAAACTCAATGGACGAGCCTCCGGCGATCGGACCGTAGATGTAGAAGCGAATTGTAACAGGCGAGGTAAGGTCTAAGTTGGTAGAGAAGTCATACTCCGTGTAAGTCGTTCTGATCGTGGGTACAGGATTATCGGGTATGAGATCACTAGCGAACCCGTCAATGCTAGAACGAATAATGAACCCGCGAGGCGTTGAAGATCCACCGCGCGCTGCCCTGAGCTGGATGCGCTTGAGGAATAGACCCGCACCGCCGTGAATAGTGAATTGAAAATAGTCGTTGCTAGTCACCGCTGCTGCGGCAGTCGTCGCCACAGCGGGAATAGCTCTCAACTCAGGTGTTGGATAGCCGACGCTGCTGTCACCCACCGTTGCTATGATTGTAGAGCCGAGAGAAATTACATCCGCAGTGATGTGACTTCCGGAGATCGTAGCTGCCCCGGGAGTAGCTCCGTTGAAATTATAGATGGCTGTCTCAGTGACCGTGCTGGAGGGTGTAATCGGTTCAAAGACAATCGTAACGCCGTCCGTAGTACTCTGAGATCCAGAGTTCCACGTTACATTGTAGATTCCCTGTCCGAATTCTACCCACTCATAGCTACTGACGTCAACTAGCTCTCCGATCTCTGTGCCGTTCTTCGGGGTTATTCCCCCACTCGCGGAGAATACGTTAAAGCTCAGAGCAGCACCGGCGTCCGGTACATTGATCGGAGATGGGTAGACCTTCGGGTCTGCTATTGATCCACTCAGTCGAGTAGTGAAGATGGGACTAATGTCTAGAGAAGAGTTAGCCGTAACCCCGCCCAGCATGACTAGATCTACAGTAAGATTGAAGGTTACAGTTACTGTCTCACTCGCTGCGGTGCGAGAACCAGAAGTATCAGCCCATATTTGAACAGCGTCCGAAGTAGAACCAGTATCTATCCTGACGCACGAGTTACCGTTGCAAACCACACTGGAGATTGTCCGCGTGGAATTATCGGCGAACCAGATGCAAATAATTCTATAGCCTGAGGCGAAGCTGAAGCTACGACTCACTACGGAAGAACCGTAGGCATTTGAAAAACGCTGTGCTGCCGCGAAGGTAAACATCGCGGCTACCTGATCATATAGGCTATATTAGCAAGCGTCGCGTCGGCAGTCGCAGGGCCGGTCCAGTAGACCATAGCTCCGCTCTCTATCGCTGCGTTCGTCATGCTAATAGTCGCCGCCTGAGCTCCTCCAGAACCTCCTGCGGCGAAGGTGGCGGTGAGAATTTGCACAGGGGTAGCGCCGACCGAGGTCTTCTTCCACAGAGTCAGAACTGTCGACGCCGTGGCCCCCGTGAGTGCCCACACCTGACAATTAGCAGTGGTGAGATTGATGGCCTTCGGAGCGAAGCCTAGATTGATAGTCTCGGCGTCAGCCATCAACCCGTCGATACCACCGTCCCATCCTAGAATGGAGGGATTAGTGGCGGGCTTGATTATCGTGATGGAGTCGCCACTAGCGTAGCTCGTGAGAGTTAGAGTCGCTCCAACGATGGTGTAGTCGGTCGTGGGACGCTGAAACACACCCCTCACGAAGACGAAGACGTCGTTGACAGTTAGACCAGACTCGGGAAGAGTGACATCCTGCGAAGTACCTGTTCCAGTAGCCGTCGTGGTCCAGCCCGGAGTTGCCGAGCCTCCTCCTCCGGTGCTGAGAGGACCTACGGTAGCTCCATTTATTCTTACGAAGAGACCCGTCGTAGTCGTCCACAGCTCTCCATCCGCGGGAGAGCCTGGAGCCGTTCTGTGTGGGAGAACTAGAGGCCCGAGGACCTTCACAACGACTCCTTATGCGTGAACGACTACGCGATAGCTATTCGCAGCCGGAGCTGAGGCAAACGTGACTTGTACCGTATTGACACCGTTGGCGACGACGTCCGCTGTGACCATCGCGTTCGTGGCCTTCTCTCGCACGGATACCGTCACGTCTTGAGTGCCGAGATTGTGAGTCACGGTAATAGTCGTGCTCGTACCGTCGCCGATGTCCGACGCGTACTTACGGACGACTACGGCAGTGTCAACCGACACGCCGCCAGCGGCCACCGAGATTCCGCCACCAGCGGCAGCGTTGACTGCGATGCTGTTGCCGCTGATGGTGATGCCGTTGCCCTGAGTGTATCCAGCGGCGGCACCGAACTGATTGATGGTGATGGCGGTCGTACCGACGGTGATCGTGCCCGTGTTCTCGATACGCCACTGAGTCTTGCTGTTAGTCGTGCCTTCCTCGACGAACCAGAAGGCGCCTGGAGTCAGCTCATTGTTCTGGTCAGCGTCGGCGGCGCGAGTCAGAGGAGAGCCAGAGCCATTGAAGACGTAGACGCCATTCTGCGACGCCGTAGTCTGGTTCTTCAGAAGAACACGATCACCGTTAGCCAGAGTGACGCCGTCGATAGCTGTTCCTGGTGCGGAGATCGTGACGTTCGCCGTAGAGGCGGCACGAACTGATGGCTTGCCGTCGATCCCAGCCGCAGCTGACTGAACTGAGCTGTCGACGTACCCCATCGTCGCCGCGTCGCCCGGATTCGTCGGAGTCGCTAGATTGGTGATCTTCTGACCGTTGAGATTAACGGCGGCTGTAGGAGCCGTCAGCTGATCCAGACGCGTGGCCTGAACAGCTGTGCCGAAGTCACTGATCGTAGCGGCGAGCTGTGTTCCGGTGTGATTCGCGCGATTGAGAACATTCGCGAGAGAACTTCCGCCGAGCAGAGCTGAGTCCGTGGCCTTGTTGGTGAAGGCCGTGCCGTCGTACCAGCGGGGAGCTCCGAGAGCCGTGTCGTAGTACATCTGACCCGTGACCGGAGTCCCGGGAGCAGAAGCGAGAGGATGCAGAACCGGATTCTGGATCTGGAGCTTGTTGAGGTCGAGATTGACAACCATCTTCATGGTCTGGTACTCCTCAATTCAAATACGCCGTTCCGGAGACGGGAACATCGAACGCCACGCTGAGGAGGTTCGCGTCGAGATACGTGACCTCTGCGAGAAGCTCCCTGCCGAGATTATCCACAATCGTGGTGGACGGGAATCTACCGAGATTGTGGGAGATGTTCCAAATTGTGTCAGCCGAGGCCTGATTGTAGACGAAGGTCGTCTGAATCCCGTTGCCCTCCGGTCCCTGAGGACCTTGAATTCCGGGAACACCGTCGCGCTGAATCAGAACAGTCGGAGCCTGCACCTGAGTAACGACGGGCGTAGGATCGCCTTGAACCAAGGTGACGACTGACTGCTGGCGTAGGATGACCGCGTCGGTCATTGATCACCTCGCCGAATCTTTCCAGGCCAGATCTCAACGGCTGGGTCGTTCGTCTCGTCTAGCACCGAGAAGTTGATCCAGTGCGAAGAAAACTCAGCCGCCTCAGCCTCCTCGATTGTGAGAACCTTTCCACCTGCGAACGACGCGTCGTCCGTCAGAAGCTTGTTGAGACGAGTGCCGGCGACGAAGCGAAGAGTGAGAGCAGAGGCGTCGATGGGAGTCCCGTCAGCCTGCTGCATCCGCACGGGAATCACGACCGCCCCAGCTCGCGGTAGCGTGATGTTCCCATCTGAGTCCACCGGAGCTGGGATTGTCGGCACTTCTAGAACACCCCTTCTAATGAAAGCGCCCGCCGCAGCGCGACGACTGCGACGGGCGCTCAGTCCGCTGGCTGGCGGAACTGATTACTTCTGGCCGGAAGCGCCCGACTGACCTGCCTTGCCGTCGCCCTGACCTTCGGCCTTCTTGCCGTCGCCCTGAGCGGCCGACTGCTTGGCCTTCTCGGCGTCCTGCTCCGAGGCGGAGGTCGGACCCTTGGCCTTCACAGGCTCGCCGTCGTTCTCGCCCGACTGACGGATCTTCTCCGCGTCCTTGGCATTCTCGCCGACGACGACGCGGCCAGCGATGCCGGAGACTTCCGCGACGATGTGATCGTCGGGAATGTTCGCCGCCATGCCGGAGCGAAGAGGCGTTGCCGCGAGACGAGCCGCCTCGATGGCACCGTTTTCGACGAGCTTGTACTCGTCGCCCTGCGCGTTGAGAAGTTCCTTCGCGTCCACCGGATAGAGGTTCTGGCGACGACCCTTCTTGTCCTCAACGGTCACCAATCCCGGGACCATCGCAGAGGGGAGCATTCCTTCACGTACCGTCATGTCAATTCACTCCTTTCCGCCGCCCCGATTACGGAAGCGGATTCTGCGTGATCATCGCGGCGAAGTTGATGGAGGGCGTGGTGCCGCCCGCCGCCAGATACGCCCGAGCATAGGGCTTCGGAGCCCCATCCTCGCCGATGTTGTTGAACGGCACGGTGCGGCGACCGACTCCCTGGACGTCCTGACCAGCCGTGGCTGCCGACGCCCCACCGACCACGCGAGCCGCGATCGTCACGTCCGTCGCGAACGTGGCGTCCGAGGACACCTGGAGGCGAATGTCGTAGGTCTCGTCCGCGCTGGTGACGTCCAGAGCCGAGATGTCCACGACGAACGCGCCGCTGACGACACCCGTACCGAGATTGACGACGCGATTGACGCCGCCCACCTGACCGGCACCCGAGGCCGTGAGAACGCCCGCGTCCTTCAGCTGAAGAGACGCATCCATCGTGGCGTTCATGACGTTACGCTGAGTTCCCATTGCAGAATCTCCTTTCCGCTCTCGTTAGGCGACCAGAGCGGCGTTCTTGATGCCCTGGATTCGGACCGCGGCCGAGCCGTTGAAGATACCGAATCCCGAGTACCACTCGACGCGAGTGCGATAGACCGGGAGCGACTGAAGCTCGCCGAGATCTCGCACGTCCATGCCGCCGTTCTGAATGCCTGCGACACCGTCGATGCCGAAGTTCAGAACATAGACCGACGTGCTCGTGTTCGCGCCGCCGCCCGGACTGACTTCGTTGAAGCCGAGCGGGTCGGGCGTGACAGCATCGCCGTAGGTGGTGAGAATGGGAAGACCGGCGTAGGTCTGGACGGGACGACCGAAGTCATCCTTCTCCAGGCCGATCTGGCCCGAGATGTTGACGTTGTTCCGCGCCGCCTTGAACTTGCGACGCAGCGCGCGCGACATAAGAATCGCGTTGGCGTTCGGCACCTTGTCGATCGCCTGATCGAGCACGTCGAGCGAGAGAGCATCGCCGCCCGCAGCGTTCGTTCCCGTGGGACCGTCCGTACCCGCCGAGAGCAGATTGTAGCCCGTCAGGCGAACCTGAAGGCCGTCGAACTCGCGTGGCTGAAGCGTGGTGTCGCCCTTGATGAACTTGGTCGTCCATGCCTGAGCGAGCGCCTTGATCTTCATGTTCTCGTGGGTGGAGCGAACTCCCGCACCCATCGTCTGGATGATGAAGCGATCGACGTCCAGATCGCCGCCGGCGATGTACAGGGTCTCGGTCGCCGGATTGATGACGCCGACGCTCTCCGGATATCCCTCGTTCACCGCGCGGAAGGCGACACCAGGAAGCTGCTCCTCGCGGTTGTAGGCGAGAGCGTTACCCTGGATATTCTGGAACGGAAGGACGCGGAGAATTTCCGAAGTGCGAGCAAACTGTTCGATGACGCCAGCGCGCACGAGATTGCGGGTCTCGAGCTTCGCGGCCTCCACGAGAGTCATGGGCATGGTCAAATTCCTCGTCTGTGCTGCGGCTCGGCCGCGGAGGCAGAGCTCCGTGAAGCTCTACTCACAGCTCTATACCGCAGATCTGAGGGTTTGGCAAGCCCCCGTTGGCAAAAAACTTTTGCGACCAACCTGGGAGGCCTCAGATGCCTCATCGAGCGCGTGCGTGGGTGCCTTGGCTTGTGCGGGTTAGCTGGCGGTGCGCCGTGTTCTGAGAGTGGCTACAGAAGCCAATGACCAGCACTACGAGAAACAGGGTGCAGAGAGCGGGGCGCACCCTCTCGGACACTTACCTCTTCCGATCTTTGACGAGCTGACCGTTCTTGAGGAGCTGAAGCCGTGGAGGGCGTGCCTTTTCCATTATAGTGACGAGTCGCTTGTCACAGCGGCACGCCTCTCCAGGCCGTAGAGTCTTGAACTTCTTTTGAGAGCCGTTTCTTCCCCGGAAGTGAATCTCGAGATCCCGATTATTCCCTTTAGGGTTTGAGATGACGTAGCCTTCACTAGACACGACTCTCGCCTTCTATGAGGAGGGTCGCCCGACGAGGATTAGGCGACCCCTACCTCCTTCTATCGGGAACGGCCGTCCAGGCCGTGCTCGCGGCCATAGTTCATCTTTTCTTCCGGCGACATCTCGGCGATGGCTGCGGGCGAGAGAGGTCCTGCGCCGTTTCCGCCGCCGCCTCCGCCTCCGCCGCCCTGCGCTTCCTTGAAGAAGAAGGGCGTCGCTTCCTGCTGCTTGACGAGCCACTCCTTCGGACTCATCGGGGAGGCACCGTCCGTACCGTAGATCACGTTGCCGCTGGCGTCTTTCGGAACGAGCTTCCCGTCCTCCACCTTGTAGACCTCGTAGGCCTCGCGGAGAATGTGCTGCGTCGCCTCCGGCCGCGCGCCAGACTTGGGGTCGCCGATGGCCTTCATAACCTCGCGATCGATGATGGAGCGGTTGACGTCGCTCTTCAGCTTCTCGTTGTCCGAGGTGAGCGTCTTGTTGGAATGCTCCAGTCCGCGAATGCGCTCCTCGTACGAGCGACGCATCTCGGCGGTCTTGGACTCCACCGCCTGAGCGAGCGAGGTGTCCTTGACGAGCTTGCCGTCGTCCACCTGCTGCTTCACATCGCGAAGCTCCTTGACCTCGTCTACGAACCCGTCCAGGTTCTGCGGGTCGAGAGCTAGATCCGTCGTCAGTCGGCCGATGGTGCTCTGGAGATTGTCTCGCTCCTGCGAGACGTTGATGTTCCGCTGGCGGAAGTCGTCCAGCTCCGCCTTGGCGACGACGTTCGCGATGAACTTGCCGTCCTTTTCCTTAGCGATGTCTTTGAGAGCGGCCGGAACATCCTCGGCCTTGTCGTAGATCAACTCGGGCATTTTAGTCTCCTGCTAGGTCGACCCCGCCGACCAAGACCACCGACCCCGTCGGCAGCGAATCGTCATATAGCAGGTGACGCAGGCCCTGACAAGCCCTTTTTACTCGTCCTGATGCTCGGGAGGCAACTCTGGAAGAGACACCGTCTTCCCAGCTAGCGCGTGAGTGCTGTCGCCGAGAAACTGAAGCATACCGCCGTGCAGAAACAGATGACAGATTCCGCACTTGAAGCCGGAGGGCTCCTTACCCTCCGCGATCAGCTTCTCGTTGTAGGTGCACCAGCAGGACTCCTTCTGAATCCCGTGGCGCTGATCTGCGTAGTGCCCAGTCCACATGATGAGCGACGGGTTGAACGTGGGACAGTCCACGTTGCCGTCGAAGTCCCAGCAGGGACCCTGAGGACGAAAGTCGAGAGAGCGCTGCGTCACGAAGCAGTGCAGCTCCTCGCAGCCCGGACACCAGAAGTAGTAGCTCACTCCACCCGGACCGTAGTCTCCTCTGCGAAGATACTTACTCACCTGACCCACGATCGCCTCCTCTCGGCACGTTGGGAGGAAGATACACCGGATCCTCCTCGTCGAGCTGCGCGAGCTTCTGAATCATATCCTCCGGGAGATTAACGTCGTTGGAGATTACTCTTCCGTCGTGTCCCGAGAGATCACCCTTCTTCGGGAAGTTCGGACTCGCCGGCCCCGCACTGAACATGATCTTCATCTTCGTGAGCACAAAGTCTCCGAGAATGTCGAGAAGAAGGACGGCCGTCCAACCGACGCCAAGCCCCACGAACGCGCTTGTAGATACGCTGAACTTTCGATCCCAAATCAGTACTCCTGCGACCAGCATCGCCACTAGAGTGAGAGGAAGCGTCTCGCCTAGCCTCGGCTGACGATTCGTCTCACGATACTGCTTGTTTACGAAGACCCACCGAGCAAGAGCCACGCCCAAAAGCCCTACTCCCAGTGAGACCATCCCGTCTGGAATCCCGCTGGTCACGCCCACTACCCCTGACGAAAGCGCCACAAGATGATAGTCTATGTGAGTATAGCGGGCGAGCAGCACGGCTCACCCGTAGAAGGTGATCGCCATCGCGATCAGGAACGCAGCTACACCAATCTTGAGCGGGCGCTTCAGCTGAGAGGCGGTCGGCCACAGATGCATCGGCAGCGGCTTCTTGTCCAGCTGATAGTGGAGCATGGGCATCGTCAGGTAGCCGACGAGCCAAGCGAAGCTCCACGGGAAGAAGGAGACGACGTCCAGGCCGTGACTCCACTGATAGAGGATCATTCGTCCCTCGAAGTCGAGAGACTTCCAGAGCGCGAACCGAGCAACCAGCGGCCCGACGCGCATCAGAATGCTGATGGCGATGCAGAACAGGATGATGCGCAGAACAGTGATGGGATGACGCGTCGGGTAAGGATTCTCGAACCATCCCCACGAGATGCGCCACAGCCACTCCAGAGAGAGCAGGGTGACCATGAGAAGCGAGAACATCGTGAGCATAAACAGGATGGGCTGGTTCTCGAATCCCGGAGGGACGTCGAGCAGATATCGCTGCATAGACATTAGTCCGGACTTCCTCCAGAGGGATTGTTTGCAGGATTAGGCTTAGTCTGAGGCCGAACTCCCGGAGTGGGGCCTCCGGCCGGTCCTGTGTCGAGGCCTCCCGAGGCGGGCGGCAGCGGCGGCTCGTACTGCTGATCCTTCCGAGCCATCAGCGCCTTGAAGTCCTCCAGCGTGTACTCGATCGGGATGACCCCGACCTCCCGCAGCGCGTAGTACATCACGTCCTCGGGAATGTGACCGCGCTCGCGAAGAGCCTGAAGAGCACGAAGCTCGCGAGCCGTGAGCTCCGAGCGAACAAACTCCTTGTTGAACTCCACGACCACGCCGTGATCGCTCATGTCTGGAATCTGCCCCATGATGTCGCCCATGTAGGCGATCGCAGTGCTCATCGCCTCGTCGGCCGTGCACGCCACGTCCATCAGGGTCGCCTCATCCCCCGTCTCGAGAAGCTGCCATGCCTCGTCACTCAGGGCAGCGGCTCTGCGGGTCGAGGAGATGAGGCGACCACCGAGCGACTGCATCTGGAGCTGCTTCGAGTCGACAGCGTTCTCCAGAAACGTCAGCCCGTGACCGTTGAACTCCAGCAGCCACGCCTTCGCGTTCTCCTCCAGCTCCCAGACGTAGCTGGGGCCGACCGTGAGCGGTGAGGGGTTCGCGACCCCCTCGGGAAGTCCGGGCATCTGCGCCGAGGCGCTGCCCGACGTGACGTAGGTCGGCATACCCGCGTAGAATCGTCCGTGCTCCAGATGCGCCGTGCTCTGGTAGTGCGAGATGTTGATCGTCGCGATGTCCTCGAGAGGCGCAGGCCCCACGTCTGGTCGGGTGTTGGTCGCGTTGACGAACACGAAGGGAATGTAGTTGAGAGTGCGACCGGCGCGCACCTTGATGGGAATCTGAGTCACCGTCGGCTGAACACCGGACTCCGACGCCGTGGGATTGATCACGGGACGAATCTCGGTCTGACTGTAGACGAGATCCGTACCCTCGGAGTTGGGATCCAGGCGAAGAATGCGAACGAGCAGCTGAGTGGTGAAGCCGTAGTCGCTGAGAATCGGCTCCTGCTCCAGGAGGACTACGCGATCGACTACCTCGCGATCCTTCCAGACCCTCGTGCGCCACGAGAAGATATTCTCGCCGATGTAGCCCGCGAGATACGGCGACTGCCAGTTGGAGTCCTTGAAGTCGGCCAGAATGCCGAATCGTCCTGTGAGGAGTACCTCGTGACCGAGGATCCTGCAGAAGTCGGCGGCCGACTTGGCGTCGATGCTGATGCGATTTAGATTGAGTCGCGACTTGAGAGATGCCGGTAGGGTGAACTCGACTGGCTTCCGGAAAAGACTTCCCATGAGTCCGCGATGGGTGCGGCGAACGGCGTTGTAGAAGTAGGCTCGCGACTTGTAGACGTCGTAGTCACCGTCCTTGTGCGCGGCCAGCTTCGGGAGATACTGCTGTCCGGCGTTCTTGATCGTGGATTCTCCGTCGTAGCAGTCGCGGAGAGTCGCCCACATGTCGAACTTGTTTGAGTAGGAGAGATCGGGGGCGAGGTCCATGGCTCCCGGGATGGCGAGAGTCGTGGCGAGGTGCGAGCGAGGAGTGCCGATTCGCTGAGCACGAGCGTAGGCGTTTGTGGTGGGATCGGCCAAGCTGAATGTCCCAGTCTAAGGGTTAGGGGCCGATGTAGCATGGAGGGAGGTCGGTTGACAAGTGACGATGAGAGGAGTGAGAATTCTTCGAATTTTCGAGAGAATTCTGCGCCTACAGTGACTGAGGCCCGCGTGGTGGGCGTGGGGTATATGGGGCCTAGGTACCATAGCGCCTTGGCCGCTATGCCACCTAGCGTGCACGTACAGGCGCAAAGCAAAGCGCCCGCTACCTAGGTAGCGGGCGCGGGTTGCGGCCCTGTGTGGCGCTTAAAACCGGCCTAGCTTTTGCGCGGCCAATTAGGCGCTTGGCCGTTGGCAATGCGCGCCCACTGCCGCGCCATGTAAGCTTGGCGTACCTTGGGGCTATAGCTTGCCAGCATTGCGGCCATACTGCGCACCTTGCCGTAACGGCGCGGCGCATAGGGCGCGGGCGCGTAATGGTACAGGGCGGCGCGCATGTAGCTTGCGCGGGTTGGCGCGGCGGCTGGCTTGGCTTGTGTTGGCGTGTACATGTTGCGTTACCTTTTGCTTGTGTGGCGGGTTGGGGCGCGGCGGTTAGCCGCGCCCCTAGGCGTTAGGCTAGTGCCTTTTTGGCTAGGCCGTGCGCGCTACGGCACAAGCCGTTAACATAGCCCTGCGCCCAGCCCATTGCCGTTGTGTTGGCGGGTATTAGGTGCGTGCCTGCTGCCTTAGTTGCCAAGGCAGCTTGCATAAGCTGCGGGTTGCCAAGCATTGCCAAGCAAACTTGCTGCCCTGTGGCGGGCGCGCCATTGTTGGCCGCTGTGGCGTTAGCCAACGCTACGGCAAACAAGCCCATAACTGTTGGCTGGCCCTTGCTGCCAATACAACCGTTGGCCGCCACTGCCTGTTTGCCAAGTGGCGTTAGCGTAAAGGTGGCGGCCGCAAATGCGGGGTTAAGGCTGCCAAGGCGCGCGCTGTAACGCTTGGCGCTAGCGGCGGCTGCGCCAGTAGCGGCAATGGCGCGCGCCTGCCCTGCCATGCCGTGCCGCGCCACAATGGCAGCGGCGCGCAAGGCGGGCGCTACCTTGGCGTTGGCAGTGGCGGCGGTTTTGCTGTTGTTACGGTTTGCCATGTTGTTTGTACCTTTGCTTGCTGGCCGCTGCCCCAATGGCAACGGCTGGCCTGTATATGCGCGCACCTTGGCAGCATGGCAACCTTGGCGCGGCGGCGCGGACCAGATTTGCGGCAAACCGAGTGTTTGGCGCGGTGAACCGAGTGTTTGGCGCCGCAGCAAAAGGACGCCGAGAGGAGTGCAGAGAAGCGCCTAGATCTTCGTCCAGATCGCCCTCTACCTCCGGACGTGATCACGACGCAGAGAGACGAGATGAGGACGGAGCTGATCGTATATCAGATCCGTCCCGTCAAACGACGAGCGACTCAGTACCGCGGAGGAACGCCGAACGACTGAACCTCGCTCAGCCGGCGAGCCTCGCGGCACTGCATGACGTCCGGCATGTCGCGGGCGATGATCGTGGAGTTGCCCTCGCAGCCGTAGGCAATCCAGCGCACGTCGCGGTTCTGTGCGACGACCTGAGCGTCGGCGAGCTCGCTGTTGAGCGGCTGAGGCGCGACGCGCGAGCCGAGCAGAAATCCGCTGGCGAGCGCGACGATGCCGACGAAGAACATGAGACCGTTGCTGTGAGTGATCGTACGCATTAGTCAATCCTTTCCCAGAGATAAGAGCCAGTGGCGACGTCGCCTGTGAACGTGACGCGATAGGCGCGCACCCATGAGTGATACTTGGCGTCGCCCAAGAAGATCATGACGTAGCCGCGCTGAGCGTAGCCGCCGCGATTGTTGAGGGACGCCTCGCCGTACAGATAGTCGCGCATACGCTCTTCGTCCCAATCGTCCCCGATTGTGCGCGACCCTGGGACGAGGCCGATGTGCGCGGGCACGTAGTTGTCGGTCTTTACGAAGACCGGCACGTTGCTGGCGCGGAGTAAATCAATGAGCTCTTGAGGTGCCGACATGGCCCAAGTCCTTTTACTGCCTACCCTTGCAGTATGCCTCGATCCTGCTCGCGCACCTAGCGCAGACTGATCCTAGTCGTCGTGGTAAACGTCCTCGTCGTCCATACGCCGACAGACGCGACGATAGATCTCCTCCTCCCTCTCCACGGGGTCGAACCAATCCAGAACCTCGGCCTCTGGCCAGAGCTCTCGAGCTTTCTCCAGAATGTACTCCGGCGATCCGCTGAACTCGCGAGTGAAGATGGATCCGTCCTCGCCGCGGAGCGTCACGTGGAATATACCCTGAGTCATTCCTACCTCCCTACCGAACCAGCGCCCGCTCGCGACCGAGCATGTAGGCGTCGAAGAGCTGAAGTGCCATGTTCCACTCCGGAATGTGACGGCGATGCAGGCGAACGATGTCCACCGGCAGAGATGCGTTCTCCTCCGGCGACGACCCGTGACGGAGGATCAAGTCGATCCCGTCGCACTGCCAGACGTCCTTGCTCCCGACTTGGCCGAGGAAGATGCAGCCGCTACAGTCGTGCTGCCACTGAGGTTCTAGCATTGGACTTCTCCTAGCAGAGAGTGCTCGCGTTGTCGAACATGCCGAGCCGAGCAGCGTGGACTCCGTCGCGAATCGCGTGCTCGACAACGGCTCGCTTCCAGCCGCGCTTGGGAAGCTGACTGAACGGCAACTCCACGCGAACGTGCTCGTCCGTGTGAGCCAGGACGCCCAGACAGTACGAGACGTCCCAGAACGGAAGGCCCGGATCGCTGAGCAGCCGGAACCGGACTACCCTGAGGTGAGGCTCGGCCCAGTCCACCGTGCGAGCGTCGCGCCACTGATCGTGGTACGCCACGCCCGTGCCGTAGGGCAGACCGTTGACCTCGCCGATGGCGGGGCGATCAACTAGGTGCATTGTGAGCTCCTTTGCTTGCTACCCTTGCAGGATACGCTCGGGCTTCTCGGCGCGCAAGCGCGGACGCCTCTATCCTGGGCCGACGACGAGCACCAGGAGGCAGCACGCCAAGACCCACGCGACGCAGAGTAAGATCTTCGCTGCCCTGCACATCAGCCGAACAACCGCATGTTGCGCTCCAGCGTCAGCAGACGACGGTACGCCGCGACGTCCTCCTGGACGCGGATGCGAGCCTTCTCGGCCAGAACGGCTGCGATGTGCTCCGGATGATGCCGGACGACGAAGTACCCCGCCCTGTCCCACGACGCGACCTGCGTGGTGTGGACGAAGCGACGGTCTCCCTCCAGCGGGCGGCGGAGTTCCGCCCGTATTGCCTCGCCAATCATATCTTCCCCTTTCTCAACGGAAACCGTGGTGAGAACCACGGCTTGCGAAGCCGGACGTTGAGCCGCGTCCGGACGGCAGCAGCGATTGACTCGCGGAATGCCTGAGCGGACATAGCGCCCGCTGCGGGAGATGGACGCGCACCGCCATCCCTCGGCTGACTTTTGGGCGGGCGACCTGTCAGACACACCCGATGGTACAGAGAAACACGGCCCTAACTCCTACTGCCGCCTACCCTTGCAGTATGCGGTGGCTTCCGTCGCGCGCCAAGCGTGGACTGCTCTAGAACTTACGCTCCGGAGCGGAGACGACCGTGCAGTGGCCGCGAGAGAACGGAATGAACTGACCGTATTGCATCGCACCGACGGTATAGTCCAGCGTGCTACGATCCACCACTCTCGTCGCGGCTCCCTCGATCACGACGGTGGAGGGAGCGAAGACAGCCGGCGAGACTCCCGACGTCCCGCGAGAGGGAACCTCCCAGGAGGCCTCTCCTCGCTGCTCGTTGAGCGAGAGCGTGACGTCCTGAAAGCCGGACGTCTGGCAGAGAAGCGTCGTCGTGGGAGACGCTGCCGCCGCTACGGCGAGTGCGAGAAGCGTAATCATTCGTCTTCCTCCTCGGGCGGGAACACCTTCGCCCACTCCTCGGGCGTCGCGCCCGTTTGAATGAACTCGCGCTGGTCGGGCGTGAGATGCGGGAACGCGTCCTGGATCAACGCTCCGGCCTGCCAGCGACCGAACTGCTCGCGAGTTATCGGTAGACGCATCGTGTTCCGCTGCCGCGTGAACATCGACGTGCGCGAGACCTCGATGCTGCCGTCCTGCCCGACGAGCTCGAACGAGGGTTGCGGCGCACCGAACATCTGCGGAAATTGACTTGGCATGGGGCGTTCCTCCTTGATGCAACCAACACAAGAACTCTGCCACGCCTTTGCTCAAAGCGCAAGTACGGACTGATCGCTACAGACCGAGTACCTCTACGCAAGCGGACGGCAGAATGACGAAGCCCGTGGCGGAGGCGAGATGCGAGCCACCTAGCCACACGCGAAGACCGTTGCCATGCTGGGTCCGCAGAATCGCGCAGCCGCCGTAACCGAGCGACTTCTCGGCCGAGCCCGACCACGAGGAGCATACCTCCTCGGGTAGCATCTCAAAGCAGGCGGGCATCACGTCAACCTGATCGTCGAACATGGTGTACGCAACGTCCATCTTGAGGGAGTTGACGGCGTAAGCGATGGCTGTGAACTCAGGCGCCTGCGTAGTGCCGTCGGGATCCAAGACGTCCTGGACGGCGAGAAGAAGATCGGAGCGTTGTTTGAACTGCTGTGCCACGTGCGACTCCTGTTGCTGCCTACCCTTACAGCATACAGTCGCTTTAGTCGTGGCACCACGGTGGACTGATCCCTGCGAGGCGGCGGTGAGACGAGGGAGGTGGGTCCGTCACCGCCGCCTCCGGGCCTGGACTAGCTATGCCCCCGAGACTAGTCCAGACGGGCCTCAGCCGATCGCG